AATTAAGCAACACTTAAATATAGATGAATCTTTCACAGAAGACGATGAGTATTTAGTGACTTTGGAAACGGTGGCTGAAAAGGCGGTTGAAAGACATATTGACTGTAGTTTAAGTGAAATTGCTTCTGCTAATGGTGGGGAACTACCTTCCCCACTGTTGCAGGCAATGAAACTTTTTATTGGCAATATGTACCTACAGCGTGAAAGCGTCAGTTATTCGTCAATGGTAGAAGTACCACAAAGTTATAACTACTTATTGGACTTATATAAAGATTATTCTAAAAAAAGTGATGAAGGGGGGATTTTCTAATGATTGCAGGACAACTTACGGAAATAGTAGAAATATATAAACCCCAAATAGTAATTAACGACTACGGGGAACAAAACACCAAATATGTTTATAAATCTACTTACCGTGCCCGTCTTATCCACAATAACGGCAACAGGGAAATAGTGAACAGTGAATTATTCTATAGTTACACTAAGACCTTTGTTTTCAGACACTACGCAGACATTCAGGACTTAGACCGTATTAAGTGGAATGGGAAGTACTACAAAATCTTAGACATAACACCCGATAAAGCACGGATGAATATAGAAGTTAGAACGGAGTTAGTAAATGAGTAACGTTATTATAGACGGTAAGCAGGTAGAAAGATTTATAGATAATCTTAGCGACGAACAATTAAAGCGGAAAATTATTTTTAATGCCATTTATTCAGGGGCTAAAGAGTTACAGAGTGCTACACAGTCATTTTTTAAAAATGCAATGGGAGAAAGTGCAAGCCACGTTTCAAAGTATATCAGGAAACCTTTTTACGAAGGTGTAACCGTGTCAGGTAATAAAGCCTATTTAGAAAGTGTAGTTTCCATTATGAAAGATTTTAGAATGAAATTCTTTGAGAAGGGAACAAATGAAAGATATATTAAACAGACGGGGCACAGTGATTACAGCCGTAAGAAGAAAAGATATATTAAGAACACAGGAAAACCCAATTACAGGGGTAAAATAATAGGAAAGCACTTTTTCAAAGATGCAACACAGACTAATAAGGAAAGAATAAACTACGCTATACTTCAAAGTATAGATAACGCTATTAAGAAACTATGAAAAATTTTAAGGTAGGTAAGGAATTAAGAACATTGCTTAGTAATAGTGGAGAGGTTACTAAGTTAGTAGGTAGTAAAGTATTTCCTATTGTGGCAAATGAAGGCACTACATTTCCATTTATTGTTTACCGTAGAACTAACTACACACCTGCAAGTAACAAAGACTTCACAAACGAAATAGTAGGTGTAGAAATAAATATACTTTCACAAAAGTATGATGAAGCGGTAAATATTGCTGACGTGGTGGCTACTTCTTTAGACCGTAAGGAAACTAACTTTATAGAGGATATTAAAATAACTAATATAAGCGAAGATTACATAGAAGACACTTTCGTAGAAAGGATTTATTTAGATATTTATATTAAAGAATAACACACTAAAAAATTATAATATTATGAGTAAAATTCAAGGTGGCGACTTAATGCTTTTTCTTAATAATAAGTCAATTGCTTATGCAACAAGTCACACGTTAGAGATTAACGGTGAAACACAAGACACTTCAAATAAAGACGAAGGCGGTGGCGGTTGGGCTTCAAGTGAAGTTTCTATTCTTAGTTGGAACGCTACAAGTGAAAACCTTTATACTGTAGACGGTAACGGAAAAATGTTTGGCGACCTGTTCGACTTAATGATAGCTAAACAGCCAATAGATGCAGTGTTTGCAAAGAAGTCGGAAACTGCTACTGACGTACCTACAGCAGGTTGGACGGCTTCAACACCTAAATACACAGGTAAGGTGGTAATTACCAATCTTTCACTGAATGCACCTAATGGAGAATATGCAACTTACAGCGTACAGTTTCAAGGAGTAGGAGCACTTACAAAGACAGCAAGCAACAGTTAATGTAAAACCTAATAATTAGGGTAGTGCCTTTAGTTAGGTTACTACCCTATTTTATTTTTAAAGCCTTTTTCTTTCGTTCTGATGGCTTAAAACATTTGGAACGATAAGTTATTAGTCTGAGAAAAGACAACGGCTCAGACACAAAATAAATCACTTAAACTATTATTCAATATGAACACTATTAAAATAAAAGGAATTGACTATAAAATAAAATATACTATCAGGGCACTTTTTATCTTTGAACAGATTACAGGAAAAGCCTTTAAGATAGAAACACTATTAGATAACTATATTTTCTTTTATGCTATGATATTGGCAAATAATGAAGATGTCTTAGATTGGAACGACTTCTTAGACGCTTTAGATGAAGACCCGACACTGTTTGCACAGATGAATGATATTATAGCCAAACAGCAAAAGAAAGATAGTATCTTTAATAGTGAAGATACACCGAACGCAGAAAAAAAAAGTTAAGTGTATCTGAACTTTACGCTATCTTAGTAATACAGTTAGGCTATAGCCCTGAATATGTCTTAGACAGAATGGAATGGTACGAAGTAAATGCATCTTTAAAATATTCCTACTACGGTATTAAAGACGGTTGGGAACAAAGTAGATTTATAAGTTATCTGATAGCCCAAGTTAACAGCAAAAAGAAACTTACTTTAGATGATATTACTAAGTTCTATTGGGAAAAGGAAACAGTAGATACAGATACTAAGATTACTAAGAAAGATATAGACAGACTTAATAAAATGGCGGAAGCCTACATAAATAACGAAAATAAATAATGGATTACGTAGTACGATTAACAGGTAAAGACGACCTTAGTAAGACAGTAGAAAGCGTTAAGAAGGAACTTAACGAAGTAGGCAAAGCTACTACACAAATAGACAAAATAGACGCTAAGTTTGAACGTATTACTAAGTCTTCAGCACCACTTAAAAGGCAGCTTCGTGACTTACAGGCTTTAATGGCACAAATGAATATGGACGGTTTATCCAATACCGACCAATTCACAAAGATAGCACAACAGGCAGGTACAATTAAAGACGCTATAGCCGATGCAGCAACAGCGACAAAACAGTTTAGTTCTGACACGCTGAAATTAGATGCAGCTATACAGGGTGTTCAGGGAATTGCAGCAGCCACTTCTATAGCTACAGGTGCTATGGCACTGTTTGGAAACGAAAATAAGGAAGTGCAGCAGGCTATTTTAAAGGTTCAGGCGGCTTTATCTATCCTTAACGGTGTTCAGGCAATAGCGAACACGTTAAACAAAGATAGTGCCCTTATGCAGCGTATTAAGCAGATTCAGTTAGCAGCCACTACTACGGCTACAGCAGGTAACACTGTTTCGACAGTAGCAAACACAGCAGCTGTAGTAGCAAACACAGCAGCTACTAAAGCGTGGAACACGGCTAAGGCTATCGGTAAAGCCCTGTTAGGCGATTGGACGGGCTTACTGTTAGTGGGTGTTACTTCTTTGGCTGCATACAGTTTGGCTACTTCTGACAGTGCCGATAAACAAGAAGAATTAAACAAATCAACAGAAGACGCTGAAAATATACAAAAGAACTATGTTAATACACTGTCTAACACCTTCGGAAACCTGATGGGCAAATACAAACAGTTAGAAATACAGTGGAAAAGCCTAAGTAATGTTCACGAAAAAAATAAGTGGATAACTGAAAATAGAAACAAGTTAGAAGAATTAGGAATTTCAGCAAAGAATATCAATGAAGTAGAAGCAGCGTTTACAAATAATACACCAAAGATAGTTCAGGCTTTTAAACAGCGTGCAGAAATGGCTGCAATAACAGCAAAGATGAATGAACTATATAGTAAAAAGATGGCTTTAGAAGATGAACTTCAAAACAAGTTATTAAGTGGTGACGTAAACGGTGTTACTGAATTAGATAATAGAATTAAGGGAATAGATAAAGAAATAGATAACGCTGCAAATAGATTAGTAAATCTATCTAAGCAATTACCAAAGATAACTACTACTTCAAAAGGTTCTAATACAACTAACAGAATTACTAATAAAACCACTAATAAAGTAACTACTAAGAACGAAGTTAAGGTAGAAGCTAAAGAAGGTTCTATTAACGCTTTATCTAATGAACTTACCAAGCTACAAAACGACTTAAAGAACGGCTTAATTCCTGATAAAGATATATTAGCTACTAAAATACAAATTAAGAATCTTAAAAAGCAAATAGAAGATAAAGAAATAGAATTAGGCTTTAGAATAAAAAAAGATGATATAGTAGAAGAAGGGAATAAGTTACAGGAAGGGCTTAACGATATTAAGGTAAAGGTAGAACAGTACGAACAAAGTATAGCAGAAAAAGCAGCTATAGACGCTATGAACGCTAAAGAAAAGTTCGAATATGCTACTGATGCGGTTAATAGTTTCGGTCAGTCTTTAAGTGGCTTAGGTTCAGCTTTAAAGATACCTGAATTAGATGTAGCAGGTACTTTTGCACAGGCAATAGCCACGATGGTACAGGGCTACGCTACAGCCACTTCACAGGCGGCAGCTTTAGGCCCGTGGGCGTGGATAGCTTTTGCGGCTACAGGTTTAGCAGAACTTACAGCTATCATAGCAAGTATAAACAACTTAAAAGGCTTTGCAGATGGTGGTATAGTTGGCGGTGGTTCTATGTACGGGGATAAGGTTTTAGCACGTGTAAACAGTGGCGAAATGATACTTAACAAACGGCAACAGAAAAACCTATTCAATATTATAGATGAAAGTAGAACTAATAGCGGTAACTATGTACCTACACTTAAAATTAAAGGTTCTGACTTCTATGTTATGTGGAAAAACTATGCGTCTGTTAGCAATAAATCAGGTAAAAATATAACGATATAATATTATGTATATACACGGTACTTTTCAAAACGTAAATAATGAAACTATAGAAGTAAGGTTTATTTCTAATAACGACACTTCTACAGAAAAGATAATTGGTGAAAACGGGCTATTCTTCGGGGGTAGCCCTATCACTATTACTACTAATATAGATGATACCTTTACACACATTATAAAACAGTCTATGACAGTAGACTTAGTTACTAAGGACTATGTAGGTAACTTATTCTTTTCAGCAGGGGCACGGGATATAGAAGTAACTGTAGAAAACTTAAATACAGGTAGTATTATATTCTTCGGTTACGTTATTCCAAATACCTTTACACAGCCCTTTGTGGAAGGTGTAGACGAATTTACTATTAACTGTGTAGACTATCTGTGTACGCTTCAATACTACAACTACAAAGATACTACTGTTAATAACTACAATACTAACAAGTCTACAGCTGACTTTGTTACTTTTAAAGAACTTATTACTTCCATATTTCCGAATAGATTAATTTACTATGATAGAAGTAAGGAATTGGAAAACAAAAACTATCCTGTAAAAGTCTATATGTCACGAACTAATACTAATTCGTGGTGGAATACCTATGCAGAACTGAATAAACAAACAGCGTGGACAGCTTCAAAGGAACAAATAGACGCTGTAAGTGTTGGCGACTATATTTGTTTAGAAGGAATTACAACAGATACTAAGAAACCACGTTATATAATTAGTGAAGTTATTTCTAAAACGACTACGGTAATTAACGCTAAGTGTGTAGCCTTTGGTGATACACTTACTATCTTTGAAGACCTTAGTATTTCTGAACTTAACTTTTATGGTGAAGATGCAGACGATATTAAGACTTATGAAGACGTTCTTAATGATATTCTACAGTATCTAAATTTACACATAGTACAGTACGAAGACGGTCTATATATTTTTGATTGGGAAACATTTAAAAGGGAAACAATTAACTTTATAGAACTAAACAGTAACACCACTGTATTTAGTAGTAACCAAACACTTTCTATTAACAGTGATACATTCGCAGATGCAGACACTAATATTTCTATGTCTGAAGTATATAGCCAAATCAGCGTAAAATGCCCTATGGAAACACAGGAAACATTAATAGAAAACCCTTTGGATAAAGACAGCCTAACAAGTCTTTATAAGGGAAAACAAATGTATATGACAGAATATATTAGTGAAGGTTCAGGAAATAAATCAAACAGTGCCTTTAATAAGATAGTCAAAGGACAAAGCGATACCTACAAAAACTGTAAAGTAGTTAATTGGTTTGTTCAGGCAATGACTAACCCGAATTGGAAAATGAATATTGGTAATGGTCAGACTATCGAAGACACCTTCGACGTAGACAGTAGCGGTAATTATATTAATCAGTGGAAAGTACCTAAGTATCTTAAAGACAATGCCCTTACACCTGCTATTTTACGTTTCGGAAGCTATGAAATAAAAGGCGGTGAAATTAC